TAATACGTCTTTTTTTCTTACGTCTTTCATCTCTTATTAATTTTTTTCGTTATCTATCCCAAGCATTTGGCAAATCCAATCTTCCTCGAACCATAGGATATCGTTTAGCTGTGTATCAGTCATTCCGTCTGGATATAAGTCGTCCATCAAAAACTCAAATTCATCCTCCTTGTTATTATCAATGATTAATTCTTTGGTGTCCTTTGCACCTGCCCAAGCGTCAAAGTTTCTTAAGCTTAGGTTGTCGTTTACTATTTTCATCTTTTATTGGTTTTCGTTACCATACACAACAGCATAGCAACATAATTATAACTAATAGCGTCATTTCTAAAACGCTTGGGTTGTTGACATTATTATGCATTATCAAAATTAATTAGGTCAAACTCCGCACCCATATCTAAGAGCGCCTGTTGTAGTGCGATGTCTTGCACGTTTGGTAATTGGTTTTTACTCATAATTGAAAAGGTTTATTTATTAAAATTTAGGGCACGGCTTTACCCGTGCGCCGTTATATTTTCAGTGTGTTCTCTGCCACTTATCTCACGTATTTCAGTGAGCTCGTACGTTGTGAGGTGTTACGCTCTCTTGCGTCTCATCTCGTTAAAGGCCTTGCGTTCATCTTTTCGCTCGATGCGGTCAGATATCGCTACAACTTTGCGGTCAGTCGTTGCCGTTGCTCGGTTTGACTTTTGCGCTCTTGTGTTGCTGTAAGTCTTGTTTGAGCGTTGACTTCTGTATCGTCCATCTTGCTCCGCCCGTTTGGGGTTCTGCTTGTTTATGCTTGTTAAGTATCTCATTTCTTTGTTTGTTTCTTGGTACTAATATACTCATATCACTTTGATAAATGCAAGTTTTATCCACACTTTAACATGGATTTAACATATCAGGCGATAAATAGACAATTGACGTTAATAGATGTTAATGCCCTTGCACAGGTCAAAAAAAAGTTGTATAAAGGCGCAAATGCAAAGACTTGTTAAATAGTTGCACAGGTTAGAAAGTTTTTGTATAGCGTACCCCGTCGGGGGTAGCTCGCCAGGTTGAACGGTTCAGGGGTGGTGATTGTCTCAATGATTTATGTGTTTGCGTTTGTTAACAGAATAAACTTGGATAAGTTGCTGTAAAGTTGTATAGGCAAAAAGCTGAAAGTTTTGACAGGTAGCCAAGCATTTGCAGGGGGGTAGGGTTGCAGATGCGTTTCGGTTTGCTTGTGCCAGCGCCTGTATGTATGTATAATCCCCAGGATCTGTATAGCTTAGATTTTTTTTAACACTTCGTAAAGGGTGTTTTCATTAAATTTGCTGTAACAAACAATTGAATATGACTTGTATAATAATATTTTTAGTGTACGCAATATTAGCAGTTGCTATGACGTTGTGGTGTAACAAAACAGAATCGTAGGGGAGGCACCTAAAACGTGCCGACCACGAAGATTCTTTTTTTAGGACTTGACTTTTTAAATTTTTTGTAGTAACTTTGCTACGACTTTAGTCACAACCTTATGGCCAAAGGTCTTAAGGACTTTGACCTTGGTTGTTCAGAGGGAGATTACGTAAGTAACTTACAGGTCCTCCTACTACCGATTAGAGTTTACTATTACTTGTCTGGTATATGATAAGTAGTGACTAGGGATAGCTATATAATTAAATTAAATACATATGAATAAATACGTACTAGAGATCCTAGAAGACAACGAAGCCCTTGTTGCCACTGGATTTGATGAAGCCATCATAGGTTTCAGTTATGGGTTGGAAACCAAAGCTGTCTACGATATAGACCAGGTTTTAGATATCCTTCAAAGAGATGATGGGATGACTCGTGAAGATGCCATGGAGCATTTTGATTACAACATTGCTGGTAGTTATGTAGGGCCAAAGACACCGATCTTTGTTTACTGTACTGATCCAGCATTTACAATAGAAGGTAGCGATGAGTGATCAAGAGTTTAAACTAAAGAACGTTCTTAGTAAAGAACAAATCAAAGCCTTATTAAAGGCGCATACAAAAAGCCAGCTTCTAGAAAAAGCTATCGCTTGGGAGATTACTGCTGGTCAATACAAAAAACAATTAGATGACTTACAAAACGAACAAGACAACAAAGAAGAGAGTTGATTCTTTGCTATCTAAGAATGCATCATATCAGGCAGCCAATGTTTGTATGACGAACTCTAAGACAAAAAGGAAAGAGATCAATAGATACTGTAGGGTAAACTTTATCAACCCTATAAAAGATATCGACGAAGAATTTTACTCACGAATTAAAGATGCGTACTAATGGCTGAATCAAAAGCAAAAAGTATTAAGCAAACGATATACGCTTTGCGTAATGGAAAGAAGGTTTACTGTAGAGATCTGCAAACCTCATACCTTAACATGAGCAATACAGAAAGAAAGCTTCTTAAGTCTCTAGTTAAGAATAGAAGGCGGGAGTTGCTTCTTACGTTTGCAGAAACTGGGGCCAACTCTTTATGGAACGAGATATCTTTATACGACAAGTTTATGTATCTCTTTACGCAGAATGAAGCTTACAATATAAGCAGATACTATAGCATTCATGGCGATTATGTGTCTGGTCATATGTACTCACCGTATTAATATTATATGGTTATATTTGCGATGTGGGCAAAAGAACGCAGCCATATAAACTAGGTTTCCCTAAAAGATATTTTACACAAGGGGACGATAGTGCTGGTTCTGATGAAACACATGCAGCAAAAATGAGAGCACGACAAAAAGCATACGAAAAAGGAAAGAAGATCGACTTAAGCTTGGTCGCTAAAAAAGGCGGAAAGGTTTCACGTAAAGCTTTGAGTGCTGCGGTAAAGAAAACTTTACAAGGTAAAGCTAAGAAGTCAGGTAAATCATACGGCACTTTAGTAAAGGTGTACCGCAGGGGCCAAGGAGCTTGGATGTCTGGCGGTAGTAGAAAAGGTGTACCTATGGCTGCTTGGGCTATGGGTAGAGTGAATAGCTTTATTCGAGGATCTAAAAAACACGATACAGACTTATAATATGAAATACGGAAAAATGCCAGGTGGAGGACACCTAAAGATGAATCAAGGTGGACGCCTTTACGATTACATGAAAGCTGGGGGTAAACTACCTATGGTAAAAAATGATAAGGGAGAAATGGTTCCTTTCTATGCAGCTGACGGTAAAGGTAAGATGGAGTATGGCGGTAAGACTATGGGGCACGGAGGTATGAATGATAGAGAGCCTATGCTTGTTATCAAAGTCGGTGAAGACGGAATGAAGTATATGGAAAAGGGTGATAAGGTGAAAAAGCAAGAGGGAAGTGATCCTGAAGATAGACCAAAAGGTGAGATATATTTTGACGTAGAAGCTGGTGGTTTTTTCCAAGTACAGGAAGGTCAGCAAGGAACGTTCTCTACAAAAGTTACAAAACCAGGTGTAATATATGATTACATTGAAGAGAATGCAGGTAAGGAAGGTGTAGGTTTAGCTATAAATGGTATTGACGAAGAGACATTGAATAAATATGTTGGGCTACGAGGATACAAAACTAATCTTGAAGGTAAACCTATTGATGGTCAGGGTGCTGTAATAAGTGAAGACGAGCTAGCAGAAAAAGGAGTTTTTATGTCTACTTCAGGAGCGGGCACTTCTGCTGGTAAAAAATCTGAGGTCATGGCTGTTATAGAAACAGCTTTGAATACTGGGGATGCAGGTCTTATGGGGCTTGTTTTAAATCCTTATGAGGATAAAACAAAAAATGTAATATCAGGTGTTACACCTTATGGTAGCGATAGGATTCAAAATACACGAACGACTAAGAATGCAGAAACAGGAGAAGTAAAACAAAGAGGTGTTACTTTTCGTTCAGGAAAATCTGTAACAGACAAGGAAAGTGGTAGATTTGGAAGTAAAGTTTACGAGCCATCTGAAATAGTTTCTAGACAAGTATTTGCTGAAGATCCTAATAAGCCTGGAGAAACTATAACTACTCCTGAAGGAGAAACTATTCAAGTAAATCCAGATGCTGTGCAAACTCCAGGATTCGGTGAGGGAACTACAAACCCAGGACCAGACGCACCTCCACGTACAAGAGAGGAGGGCGCTGTGCCTTATCAAATGAATTTTGGGGGGAGAATGCGTAGAGCTAATCAAGGAGCAAAGATGGCTAGACGCACGGTCTTTAGGTTCCCTAGATCATAAGTACAACTGCTTATTGCGTACTCTTTGTATAATTTTGTAGTCTTCACCTTCTTCAACAATGATGTGTACTAAAGTTACTTTTTGAAACTTTGAAGTCTTCATTGTTACAAAATAAGCGCCTGGCTTTGTGATATTGAAATCTATTGTTTTACCTTCTCTTATTAATCCTTCACCAGTAAAATCTGCTGCTTCGTAATTATATCCTTTGTAGTAGTTGTCGGTTAAGAGTCCAAACATCCACATAGAGTCTTCTACTCCTTTTAGAGTTACGTCAACGTTTGTTTCTTGACAGAAAAGTGTGCCGCTAAATACTAGGGCGAGTGTTAAAAATAAGTTCTTCATAGCTTTTATATATTTGTGTTTGATTCAAGTATATGGTTTTTATTTAATACGAGTCAAGTTTTTAAATGTTTTTAACAAATGAGGTACGGTAAAAAAAGTAAAAAATTAAAGGAAGGCGGTAAGCTAACCGTGACAAACAAAAGTGTTAAGGTAGACGCCCCTGAAGGATATCACTGGATGGAGGAGTCTGGAAGATTTTACCTTATGGAGGGAAAGTACCAGCCTCATGACGGCGCTGTAGAAAAAGCTAAGTTTAAAGTTGTGACTCACCCTAAGAAAGGTATGATGGGAATGGTAGTAGGTGAAATGGCAAAGATGGCTGGTAAGACTTTAGAGGGAGTAAAAAAGTCTATGTAAATCTAAATAACGATTTGCTCTAACCCCTCTAGCTTCCTATAGAATTTCTGTACTGTTAACCTAGCACGCTGGGTTATAGTATATCTGTTTCTGTAGTTTCTTCTTTCGTGAAAGAGAGCTTCAGAAAAAGACATCTCATTGACTTTGGTTTTATCAAAGGCTTTTTCTATCCACCCACGTTTCTGTAAAGGATACAGAACTTTGTTCTTGAACTTACGTGGGCTCTGGTATAACGCATCAGCCATATGGTTGGCTGTAAAAAACTCGTAGTCGTACATAAATATTAAAACGTTAATCTCGTTCATAGTAAGATCCGTGCTATCAGATATGTCACGTATAGCGTGCTTGTAGTACTTCATGTAGTTCTTTCCTACGTACCTATCGTTTAGATAACTAAACTCTCGTATCTTACGTCCTTTATGATATCTACTCATTTTATTATATTTGCTGTAAAAATAAGAATATGGGAACTCTTTCTGGAAACGCAATAAAAAATACTTATCAGGGGTTATTAAAGACTTCTGATTCAGCTGCTCTAACATCATCATTAAAAGTTGTAGAAGACGGCACTGGAGTGGATAGTGCTTTATCACTTTCTACAGCAGCTGTTAAAGTTGAAACTCTACAGATAAACACTTTGTCTGAGGGATCTTCTAACACAGTGTTAGTATGGGACAGTTCTGCTAAAACAGTTTCTAAAAGAGCTCTCCCAATATTTGATCCCATAACAACTACTGTAACTGGCGCTTCAGACCCTACGATTACAATAGCTGATAGAGCAGGCAATTCTACTGCAATTCAATTTGCTGCTGGTAACGGTTTGTCTATAGCACAGTCGTCAAATGTAATTACAATTGGAAAGGGATCGGAGACAGTTTCTACGGTTAGCGGTGCTGGCAGCCTTACTGCAGCTGATTCAGGAAAGGTTATTTATGTAGATGCCAACACTCTTGCTGGGGGAAGAATTACTCTCCCAACATGTGCTGCTGGACTTTATTTTAAGTTTGTTCTTACAAGCGACTCAGGCACGCCTTTTAAAATATCTACTAGCGATCACAGTGCAACTACGGATACAACAAATTATTTTTATGGTACTGTAAGTACTATTAGCTTAACAGATGACAAGACGGCTTCGCAAAGAGTAACTTCCTCTACTGCCGCAGCTGCTGAACAAAACCATGACACTCTTTCTTTTGACGCAGACTCTGCTACAAGCGGAGGTTGTGTAGGTGACGTTATAGAACTTTTCGGGACAAGCACTACGGCTTGGTTGGTTAGGGCTGTTATAAGAACGACTCATACAACTCCATCAAGTGTAGCAGTAATAGGTGCTTCATAATGAGTAGCAAGCACGACGCCATAGAAGAGATAGCTGAAGTATTAGATACACTCAATGATATTATATCTAAGTACGAGCTAGAAGATGAGTTTGCTTATGTGTTTTGCTGCGCTGTACCTGTAGCTACTAATGTTTTTGAAACAGAATACACAGCAGGATACTCTTGGAGTACAGATGGCAAAAAAGAGTTTGACGCTATACTTACTATACTAGAAAACGCTTACCACAGCCGTGATGACGGGAAGTGGGAGCTATTAAATAATATATCACTAAATTAAAATTAATTACATATGGCAAACATTATCAGAAAGATAGTTGTTGGCCCCAATCCCAAAGACGCTATGGCTTATTATGTAGGCATGCGTGCGGGTGACGGAAGGGTGTCAGCTATTATGGAAAACGAAAAGTCGTTGTACAAATACAACGTCCGTAGATATGAGGTCTTTATAGAAGATCAAGATTCTACTTACCTTTGGAAAACGGTTGAGAACCAGCCAGTATTAATTGAATATGATTGTAAATTTGAATAGACATGAAGGCTGTATACCATTTTATTGTAAGTGTCCCAAAGAAAGTTGAGGACACTTTAAAGGTTGGGGATAAAGAAATATTCTTAGAAAATAAATTTAACGAGTTTGAGCATAGGATTTCCTACGGAGAAATTATCACGGGACCTATGAAACACCCAGAGCTACAGTGTAAGCCTGGCGATACTCTTATCTTTCACCACCACGTAACGACAAACCCAGCTTTAAACTTAGGGGACAAAAGACACCTTGTTCTTTACGATCCAGAAAACGGGAGGATGAGCCAAGCTATAGCTTATAGAGAAAAAGATTCTGGTGAGTTGCACATGCTTTGTGACTGGCTGTTTGTTTTGCCTGTAGATGAAAGGGAGGATGATGTCACTGAAAGTGGTATCATAACAGAGCTCGCTACACAGAAAGAGCTGGCTAATGAAGCTGAGATATATATGCCTCATCCTGAGTTAGAAGCTCAAGGCGTAAAGCCAGGAGATATTGTGGTTTTTGATAAAAACTCTGACTATAAAATAAAGCTAGATAATGGCGATGTAGTTTATAGAATGAGAGTAGACGATATAGTATATGCCAAAGTTCACGACAGCGAGTGCAGCTAAGAGGCTTATGACCTCTATGGAGCAAGCTATAGATAATATGATCAGCGAGATTAAAAAACCCGTCGATCAAGAAATCAATGGCAGTGCACGTAAGGCTGAGCTTCAGTCTATAAAGCAAACTGCTATAGATTGTAAAGAGCTTCTTATAGAGCGCCAGAAGCTAGAGCAGATGTTAAAAGATCTTTCTAGTAATGGAAAGATAGAAGAAGAGGTTGATTACAGTAGTGGTTTTGCAGAACGTTTTTCTAAATAATGCTTATTGATGTTAATGAATATAATGAACAAGCTATTGGTATATGTCCCGATGGCACGCAGGGTGAAGTTATCACAATCAGTGGTTTACACATTATGCTTCCCAAACAACCAGCCAATCCCGATATTGCCTTCCACGACCTTCCGCAGGAGGATCAATATTGGAGGCGTCAAGAACTACCCAAAGAGCTGCTTAGGATTCGCAGTATGGACGAGTGGATGGAGGCGCCGAGCGAGTTTAGAAAAAGGTTTCGTCCGTATGTCGAAGAAGAGTATAGACGTAGGCGTCAGGGTTTTTGGTTTTATAATAACGGCACACCTACATATATATCGGGGCGTCATTACATGTTCCTACAATGGTCCAGAATAGATATAGGCTACCCGTCGTATCTTTCTTACCAACGTGAAATCTATTTACACATGTGTGCGTGCGAGTCTGATCCTCGTTGTATCGGTCAGCTATATACTAAGTGTCGTCGCTCTGGCTATACCAATATCTGTGCTTCTGTTCTTGTGGACGAAGCTACACAGGTTAAAGACAAACTTTTGGGGATCCAGTCGAAGACAGGTAAAGACGCTCAGGAAAACATCTTTATGAAAAAAGTGGTCCCGATTTTTAAATCGTACCCTTTCTTTTTCAAACCTATACAGGACGGTACAACAAACCCACGTATGGAGTTGGCTTTCCGAGAGCCATCAAAGCGTATAACAAAAAACAACAAAACCTCTGCAAAAGGCGAGGCGTTGAATACGATTATCAATTGGAAGAATACCACTAACAACGCTTATGACGGAGAGAAGCTACACCTATTGTATCTTGATGAGGCAGGTAAGTGGGAAAAGCCTACCGATATAAAGGAGGCTTGGAGGATACAAAGGACTTGCCTTATTGTAGGTAGAAAGATAGTAGGAAAGTCTTTAGTGGGTAGTACAGTCAACCCTATGGATAAAGGTGGTAAGCAGTATAAAAAGTTATGGGAGGATTCTGATCCGTGTATGCGCAATGCTAACGGAAGAACTGTTTCTGGTTTATACAGACTATTTGTCCCAGCTTACGATGCGTTAGAAGGATTTTTTGATATCCATGGAGATCCCGTTATAGAAGATCCTAAGTCTCCAGTAGAAGGTATCGATGGAGAGGTAGTGGCTTTTGGTTCTAAGACTTTTTTAAAAAACGAAAGATCTGCTATGAAGACTGACGCTAGGGAGCTTAATGAATTTATCCGTCAATTTCCCTTTTCTCCTGAAGAAGCTTTTAGAGACAGTATAGAGGGTAGTCTATTTAACATAGGGAAGATTTATGAGCAAATAGAAAACAATGACAACTTATATCCTAACCCTGTTGTTCAAGGAAACTTTGTGTGGGTAGACGGAAAGCGTGACGGAAGGGTTGCTTTTAGGCCTATGGCTGACGGAAGGTGGAGGGTAGCTTGGATGCCTCCAGCAGAAATGCAGAACAAAAGAACTTACGAAAGAGGAAAGCTTGTTGCGCCAAACGCTTCATTCGGTTGTGGGGGCGTTGACTCCTACGATCTTGACGCTACTGTTGACGGAAGGGGATCTAAAGGTGCATGCCATTTGTTTAACAAGTTTAATATGGTGCACCCCTCTAATATGTTTGTTGCAGAATATATGAGCCGACCACCTATGGCTAAAATATTCTACGAGGATATACTTATGGCTTCTTTCTTTTATGGGTATCCTTTACTTATTGAGAATAATAAGTATGGTATAGTACGCTACTTTGAGGAGCGTGGTTATGACGGATATGTTTTGGATAGACCAGATCATTTAAAGTCATCTAGTTATAGTACCAATGTTAAAACAAAAGGCATCCCTTCTAACTCACAAGATGTATTACAAGCTCATGCTCAAGCTGTAGAAGATTACATACATCAGCATGTTGGGTATAACGAAGAGGGTGATATGGGAAAGATGTATTTTAATAGAACGCTAGAAGACTGGATTGGTTTTAAGATAAATGACAGAACCAAGTATGACCTTACCATAAGTTCAGGCCTTGCTTTGCTCGCTGCACAGAAAGTAAAGGCTAAACAAAAAAGAACTAATTTTGAAGATAAGAAGTTTTTCAGAAGATATAAGTACAACTCTTCAGGACCCTCAATTATAAAAAAGTGAAAAACAGTATATTTGCAGATATGACAACTGAAGCATAATGGAGTACGGACAAAGTAAAGGAACATACGGCAACTTCCCAGATCCATTTGCAAGTCCTGTAGAAAAGGCTTCAAATGATTATGGACTAAAGTACGCTAAAGCTATCCACGGGCAGTGGGGCTCTGGCGAAGACTCTTCATCTCTACTAAACCGTAGGATGTATGAGTTTGAAAAAAATAGAGACTACGCTAACGGAACTCAAGATACATCTATATATAAATCAATATTAAACTCTCTTGACCCTAACAATGGTGACGGAACTTTATTGAATTTAGATTGGTCCCCAGTACCTATAGTACCAAAGTTTGTAAAGGTTGTTGTAAACAGAGTTCTTTCTCGTAAACCATATCCAGCTTTAGAAGCTATCGATCCTGTATCTAAGCAGGAAAAAGAAAAGCAAAAGGCTAAGATAACTTCTACGATAAAAAACAAAAAAGATTTTACCGAAGCAAAGCAGCTAGGTTTGTCTATGGAGCTTGATCCAGAGAGTGTGCCAGACACAACAGAAGAAGCTGAAATTTTCTTAGATGAAAATATTAAAACCAGTGCAGAGATAGCTGCTCAACTAGCTACGTCTTTAACTCTCGACTGGAACAACTTTGACGACAATATATATAGACGTTGCGTTGAAGACTTAGTGGTATGCGGTGTTGGTGTTACTAAAAGAAACAACGATCCTAATTACGGTATTACAGAAGAGTATGTAGATCCTTCTTATTTTGTCCATAGCTATACAGACGATCCGAACATGGAGGACATTGTGTATGCAGGTCACGTAAAGCGTATGTCTATTATGGATCTAAAGCGCATGGCGGGTGATGATTTTACTGAGAAGGAGTATGAGGAAATGGCGCAGAAGGTTATGCATAAAAGCTATAACGATTCTGGAAAGTTTGCTAGCGGAGGTTACGATAGGAGTGGTAGAAAGATGACGTATGGGTATGACGATTACCTTATAGACGTATTGCAGTTTGAGTTTAAAAGCGTAGATGAAGTTTACTACGAAAGCAAAGAGTCTCAGTTTGGCAATGTAGGATTCTACTTCAAGGGTAGCGAATACAAGCCAGTTAGTGATTCCGTGTACGACAGGAAGCCATATAAGATGGATGTAGAAACCGTGTATGGAGGTTGCTATATTGTTGATACAGGTAGGCTTTTTAATTACTCTCAACAAAAGAACATACCTAAAAACGTTCACGATCTTTCTAGAGCTACACTGTCTTACAGCATAGCCTGTACAAACGTTAGGCGAATGATGCCAAAGTCTTTGGTAGGTAGTGTTACTGGATTTGCTGATCAGCTTCAGCTTACTCATTTAAAGATTCAACAATCTATAGCTAAGGCAAAGCCTGATGGATTGATTATAGATATAGAAGGGTTAGAAAATGTGCAGCTAGGTAGAGGTGGTGAGCTTAGTCCTTTAGAGATACAGGATATATACGAGCAAACTGGTGTTATGTATTACCGTTCTAAGAACCCAGAGGGAGGTTTCCAGAACCCCCCGATACGTTCTATAGACAATCAAATACGAAATATAAATTCGTACATAAATCTTTACAACCATTACTTACGTATGATTCGTGATGCTACTGGTATTAACGAAGTTATGGATGCGTCAACTCCTAAAGGGGACGCTTTGGTTGGAGTGCAGCAGCAGGCTATTGCGGCTGGCAATAACGCACTGTATGATATTACAAACGCCTCTCTTGTTTTGTACAGAAAAGTTTGTGCAGATATTGTAAAGTGTTTGCAAATTGTTCCAGAGGGATCTGTTCTTTTTTCTGTATATGAAAAGGCTATAGGTAAACATAGCATGGAGATTCTTTCTTCCTTTAAAGATTTGCCTATGTATAACTTTGGGGTAAGGGTTGTTAAAACAATGTCCGACGATGACCGTGTTTTCTTAGAGCAAAACTTACAGGCTTCGTTAGCACAGAGGGAAATAGATCTAGAAGACGCTATGGCTGTGCGTCAATTAAAAGATATAGACCAAGCTCAGAAGCTTCTTATTGTAAGAAGAAAAAGAAGAGTAAAGCAATTGCAGCAGCAGCAGCAACAGAACATGCAGGCACAAGCACAAGCTAATGCTCAGGCGGCTCAAGCAGCTTCGCAATCTAAGCAACAAGAGATGCAGATGCAGGCTCAGCTAGAAGCTCAACAGATTCAGCTTAAAGGTCAGGTAGATGTGCAAGTAGCTCAAGCTATGCATCAGATGAGCATGCAGCTAGAGCAGTTAAAGGCTCAGATGGCTGGAGGCTCTCGCTCTGGGGAGCAGATGTTTAGAGAAAAGCTTGAAACTATGAAGGATGACAGAAAAGACAGTAGGGTTAAGAAGCAAGCTGTAGAACAATCAAAGCTTATCTCTCAAAGGAAAGGTGAGCGTGCTCCATTAGCAGACGTTGAGTCTGACAACGATGATATACAAAACTTTTTACAATCAATGATATGAGTTCAGTAGTAAACCTAGATGTATCCAAAAGATTAGATATCACTTGTAGAAAGGGTGATACCTTCAATCTTGTTATAAATGTTACTGATGCTGCTGGTGCAGCGGTAAACCTTACTACATATTCTTTTAAGATGGAGGTACGTGCTACGGATACTTCTGAGGATTCTACGATAACAAATGATCAGATGACTATCACTGGAACGTCTGGCGGCGTTATTACTATTACTATCCCATCAAATATTATGGCTAACATTACTAGCGGATTGTACACATACGATCTACAGACGATAGTATCTGGTGTAACCCAAACATGGCTTCAAGGCGTGTTGCAAGTAAATGAAGATGTTACAGTATGAGCGATATAAACTTAAGCATATCGACAGGCACTAATGTGCTCACTCAGGCCGTAGGCAGTGACGAGGTAAACTTAGCTTTATCTAGCACTACCAACGTGCATACTACAGCTATACAAACAGAGAATAGTATTTCTATAGATCTTGTCGGCTCTGTTACTCCGACAAGTTTGTTAGGCCTTACCGATGTAAACGCATCGTCTATTACTAATACTCAAATTTTACAATTTGACTCCTCTAGTGATACGTTTATAGCTATTGACCTTGACTTAAATGCCTTGTCTGATGTAACAATATCTTCTGTTGCTAACAATCAAGTGTTAGCTTATAACGCTACGTCAGGAAATTTTGTTAATATAAGTTTAGACTCAGACTCTTTTGATATAGACGCTTCTGAGATAGCTGTAAATCTAGGTAGTGGAAATACGGGCAGACTTGTTACAGTAAACTCCGATGGAACTCTTAATGCAGAAACTGATGCAATTTTTGGCGCTAGTGCTGCTGCTTTACATATATCAAGTAACGATCAGGGGGAGCCTAGTATAATCTTAGACAACCATAATTCAGCAGCTGCTAACCCTTCTTACATTGAGTTTAAAAAAGACAAAGGGGCTGCAGGAGCTGCTGGAGATGATATAGGAGGAATTAG